GTTGACAAGTGGTAAAACCTCTGCTACAATACACACTAGACACTAATAAAACAGGAGCATGAGATGAAGACCTACGAAGACTACATACAGGACGCCCAAGCAGATGCTACCAGCGAAGGCTACGAGGCTGACCAACTGTGGGATGTGGCTGCTGCTATGCTATACAATCCGCAGTTCAAGCAACTGGCTAGAGACCGCTTTGGTGTGGCAGATTCGCAACTGAAGTTTTTTGTTGCAGATGACATTTTTGGTTGACAGGTTTTTCCAAATGTGCTATACTACACAGACACTAACAAAACAGGAGCAGGATATGTATAGCAAACAGCAAATTGAGTGGGTTATAGAATACAACGCCGGTTGTGCCTAACTAGTCTGTGGCATTAAACCCACAGTCCTTGCACTGCCAACAGCAGACTCTCTAGTGTTGTCAATGCAAGCGAATTTACAAGATCTTGGTGGGCCGGGCAGGAATTGAACCCGCACTCCGTCGATTATGAGTCGATTGCTTTACCTTTAAGCTACCGGCCCCCAGCAGTTATTATAAAGAATTCTCCCCAGCAGGTCAACTCTAAACTAGACTCAACTACGTCAACCCAACTACTTGAACCCCGTTAGTTTACGATCTATGTTTCCCAACCTGCCCATAGCACACAGTCAAGAGATCCTAGAACTTAGATCACGGCTAGATCGTGGTATTCAACAGCTCTCAAATCCAGGCCCACGGCGAGACCTTGTTAGACTTTTAAAAGCTGCTAACAGCTACTTTGATCGTTTGGATCGTGAACTGATCACTTGCCGTAGACTTAACCACTATACAAGACAATATCAAGAACTGCATATAGACTGTATGCAACAGTTTCGCACTGTTAGCAAGTATCTTCTACAGGCACTGCTAATGTCTAAACCCTGATCCCTACAGCGGGGTATTTAGAGATCTGTGATCCCTACAGCGGGGTTTTCAGTATAGTGTGCTTATAGTTCTATATATGAATAGACTTTGGTTTAGGTCTAAAATTTACTATGGTATTCACTGTACAGAGGGGTATTTGATAGCCAAAATAGAGCCAAAAAGAGACAGTTTTATTCAATAAGGGACCCGGTTTTACCTGGTCTTGAGACCTTTTGAGGCGTTTCACACCCTAGATCTAGAGTAAGAAATTCTAAAGATCACTGTGGGGATGAGAGGTTAAAGTCAAATGGTTTTCCCCCTTCTCTCACGTTAGTCCCACAATAATCCCACCCTCTCACGTTAGTTCCACGATAGTCTCCCGCCTACAGCGGGGTATTTGGTTCTGCTGTTTTATACGCAGATTTTAGCGTTTAGCTCTAGCGGGGTATTTGGTATTAAATCCAAGTCCACTCGTAGCCCTGTACGGGTGTAAGTCCAATATGACTACGTGCTATAAAGTATCGATCAGAGCCAATTCCCAGCTGATCCACCATATTAGCGTATACTGAATCAATGCAGACAATAGACTCTGCACGTTCTAGTACAGAAAGCCAGTCCCAAATAGTATATCCCGGAATTGGTTTAATCTCTAGCTGTTGCCAATCATTGGGAATAATTGATCTATCAAAGTCTAGGGTCACATCGCTACCTTCTAGATGTAGGGCCACATACTGTGGATTCTCGACCACAAGATCATAGAGAGTTTGTTCTCGAACGGGATTGCGTCTAATACAGTCACCAAGCCGCCATTTATGTAGGAAAGGTACTTGGGCTCGGATGTATTTGTACTGGTCAAAACTAGTATATTGGAAATACTTTTCTTCTGCAAAAGGGTGACCTGTGAGATGTTGATACAAGGGCAGTATGTCTCTAATACCCAGGTCTGCGAGCATTTGCACAGGAACGTCGTAAAAATAGCGACCTGTGGGATCATAAGGTACAGCAAGCCAATTAACCCAGGGAGCAGCTGCCTGCATATCTGCAACAAAGCTGGACTCAATGGGCCAGTAAATTTCCCGACCCTGATCTGCGTACCAACGAGCAATGGGCAGGGCTATGACCAGATCGCCCAGGCCCCTGCTCTGTATAATGCCCAGCTTTTGGCTCACTCTGGCTAGACCCGGGTGTAGGTCAGTATATTGCCATTGCCATACATGCTCTCGGCCAGCTGCTGGCAGATGTAGTCGTTATCTGCTTGCAGTTGTACCCACTGGGTCATGCTGCGGTTACCGTTAACACAGATGAGAACACGATAGGTATACATGGTTTCAATCTCCTATTAAGTATAGTTATTATACTGGGTTTAGCGCCTGCTGTCAACCCCTAGATGTAGGAAATTTGGGGTCTAGAGGGAAAATAGCACTCGTTTCGCTCGCGTGGTAGATCCTGGCGCATTTCCAAGCAGATTTGGGGTACTCCCAAGCCCACTGCCAAAGCATAGCATTGGCTTTGGTTGCCAATAAACTGCTGGGCCCCGGCAATGATTTCTGCAAGCTCTAATAGGCTCGGAGTTGGGTGATAGATCGTGTCTTGCCAGCCCGTGACCCGGACGAACTCACTGTATTCAGCTGGTAGTCCCACGAATAGGGCTTTTTGGTCTAGACCCTGTTCACGCCATAGACGCCACTGATCGCTCAGCACAGGGGGTGTCCATCGATCTGTTCGGTTGACCACCACAGGCCTGTGGGGTACCCGGGTCAGTTGAGGCACTGACAGCCAGGGTCTGCTGAGAACTCGTTCCCGACCCTGACCCGAGACACCAAAGGTGGCATTGTAGACATCAAGATAGTTTGTGGGGTGACCCACAAACAGTTGCCTAAATCTATCTAGATTGTGTGTTATGGCGTCAACCTTGGGATCAAGTTGGGCAAACTTAGCTATGTAGGGTTGGAATTCCATAAAGGTCTTCATAAACTCAAAGTCAGCCTGGGTCATGCGTCCTTGATGAAAAGCACTGGGAGCACTACCATAATAGTGCCGACCGACCCAATCTAATTGGTTAAGGTGCAGATAAAAATCACCACCACCAAACTCTTGAACTAGTGCTAGGCCATAGATAAGATCTCCCATAGCACCCGAATGTTTGAAACTTTTCATAATGTGTGTATTTAATGATCCAGTCTCTGGCCAACAAAAAATTGCGGCATAAATATCCTTGTTATGCCACTATCTACCGGAAACAAGATTAAATCACAAGACTACGATCAGGTCTACAATTCTATTTTTGATCTTATGGGCACAACCAGTACCGGTTACGGAGCCATAATGCTCAGCGAACCCGTTGTTCCGGGAGAAAGAGTAGAAGCACTGCAAATTGATCAGCTGCGCCTAGACATTGAACGTGCCATTGTTCACCAAAATGGCACGGGAACATTCATAGGTATTGATGTCACACCAGATGTTCCTGTGAATAATACTGCCACTACCTATTTGGTTAATTTTTTAGAAGCTGATCCAGGAGAAGACATAACAGGTAACATGCTGGCACGTCTCTATACACAGCTACAGTTTTTAAGCATGTACCCAACTAGGGCTCATCCCAGTCAGCTAGAAACACTGAGCTTTAACAATAGCGTGCCAAGTCCTGTCAGTTGGACCTGTACCAACTACAGCAGCACGGCCACAATGATTTTAAATCCAAACAACTCTGGTTACATGACCACGGTCAATTGGAGTTGGTTTACACCCCAGCAAGTTCAATACTTTTTTAATCTAGGGGGATCTATAGAACCGGATATTGAAATCGTTTCAGGAAGGATCAATGACATAACAGCCTGGCAACCTCTAATTGACGCAGTTAATACCATTAGGTTTGATCTAGATAAATTTAACGAAGCAAAAAATAACGGAAATCAATATAAGTACATCATTAGTGGCAGCGGTGCTTATCTTCTAGAAGGCGCTAGAGCAGTCACACATGTTCCTGTGGTGATAACAACAGAAGTTGATACGCAGATCTATGCGGCCAATGCAATAATTTTAACATTTACCCTAAATGGTAGTCAAATCTCTGGAAGCCTAACCTTCGTGGCTGGCGTAGGTAAAAAAGGCAAGAAAAAGAAAAAGATAGGTAAAATATTTTCTAAGAAAAAGATATTTGACATTTACGACAAAACTATTCTAGGAAGATATATACGTGTTTCCCTCAAACTCATAACAGATTATAAGACAACAGTTCCTGTAAGTCACAATGGAGGTATCAGCGCACAACTTCCCCAGACCATGTTGATTGGTAACTACCTGAGTGCAACACCTAGACCCATACCACAGTTTAGTACCTACGTGGGCGGAGTTACAGACAGTCAAACAGTTACCCTATTAAACAACAGTGCTCTAACCTGTACAGTTTCGGATGTGGTCTTATCGGGATATAGTTATGGCACAGTATCGGAAACACAATTTGTAATTCCTCCTTATGGATCTCATACATTTACTGTGCAGTATAACGGAACAGTGGCCGGAGTACATAGAGGCTACATTGACGTTCTCTGTAATATCAACCGACTGACGCTGTTTACAGAGGTTATCATAGGAGGTACCACTCCATCAAGCTGGACAGTGACCACAACAACTAATGCTCTGTTATCACAAGAGTTTGTTGTAGATCACGCAGGTGGTAACTTTAGAAGATTTAATGCTACACTAAATGTGACATATCCGGGGATGCAGGGCTATTCTTTACTAGAACATGTTCCTGATACTTTAGATAAGTTTAGAGTTGACTTTGATCCCGGAGGAATGGAAAACGGAATTTATCCTGCCGAAGTTCAAGTTGATGTTGAACCACTGGACAGCAGCGAAGATCCTGTTACTTTCCTAGTCCCTTTAAATATAAATCTTAATGTTGAAAATCGTAATATATCTACTTGGATAAGTGCAATGTTCTACGATGGAGTCAAGCTAGGTCTAAGCTACGATGTCATAGGAGGATTTAGATATCTAACCATAGGTATTGGAAGATCTAATCCCCAGGTCTCGGAACTTGGTACAGTGGCAACCTTTAATTCATGGAGTGAAGTTTATCGAGTACCTGTAAACAAAGATGTTGAGGATACGCTATATCCTAAAGATTATCTCGTCAAAGGGCCCGATGTTTTCAACAAAAAGTTTGGTGTTGGAACAAGTAGAGGTAACCTTATCACAGTTAAGAACTGGCACGGAAATCTACAGTTGCTCTTAAACACACCCAGCGACTACGGTTCTACTGACACAGAAAGAAAGGTTCTAACCGGTCTAGCAACTGCCTTCTATTATTATGCTGAAAAGAGCAATCGCCTAACTCAACTGGAAACTGATGATCTTCAAGTTGGAAATCATCGAGGTACCACGAATTATCTTGTAGGATTCGGCCGTGAAGGACAGATCGTTACCCATTACGTTCCGATCATCTTTGAAAATATATAAACTCGTTATGCATACGGATAGTAAATCGATGTCAATTTACGGCAATGAATATCTAACATTAGATTATGAAAGAATTGTGGAAGTTATTATAAAAAAGATTCATAGTATATACAACATGGAGCTATAAATGGCACTTCCACTTATTCCTGGTTGGTCTATTTCAAAGTCTCAAATAAGGGACGAGTACGGGGGAAGTAATCCTGCTTCGTTGTCACAGTATTATCGTGGAGGCAGTTTAGTTAAAGCACATGGTAACAATACCGGTATTCCTTCGGGCGGCACTATTAGCTATAGCCAGTTCTCGGCTCAGAGCAGAATATGGTACGTTAACGTTACTATAAGCAGCGACTATAATCAATTTAATCTTCGCAACTATTTGAATGCTACTTACGGCGATTATTCGTCTGCAGCCACTGTGGCCACAGTAACTATTAACAGTGGAGTTTGGGTATATTCAAGTACCACATCTGCTCCAGCATTCGATACAGGAGGTTCCTGGGCATCCGGTTCCGGGATATATATTGTTAATAACGGATATATTGCTGGTAAAGGTGGGGACGGGGGATTTGGTGGTGCCGAAAGCAATTCCGGTTTTGGTGCTGCCGCAGCTGGCGGTGCAGGCGGAAACGCCATCAATCTTCAATACGGCGTCACCATAAACAATTATTCGGGTTATATTCTTGGCGGGGGAGGTGGCGGGGGAGGCGGCGGCCAAATTGATTTTTACTATTCAGGTTACCATCTATCAGCCTGCGGCGGTGGCGGCGGTGGGGGCACTTCATATTCAAGTTCAGGGGGCGGCAGCGCCGGTTGGTATCTATACTTATTATACCCGCCACCCTACCCTAATGGTGGTAGTAATGGTGGCGCTGGTACTACATCGGGTGGTGGAGGAGGTGGAACAAGAGGTTATCAATATCGACAAATACCCGGTGAAACTACACTTGAATGGTATTGGTACGGTGGTAATGGTGGTGCTGGTGGTGGTTGGGGATCTGCTGGAAATGCAGGCGACGCCTCTAGCGGTGTGTACACAAATTCGGGAAGCCCGTATTATTGGGGGGGATGGACTGCACTCGGTGGTGCAGGTGGTGGTGCTGGTGGCAAAGCAATTAATACAAATGGATATGGCGTGTATTTCAATAATGGTGGAAACAACGGATCACAAGTTCAAGGAGCAGTATCGTGATAAGCAACAACTCGATTAAAAATATGATGATTTGGTTTGAAAATGGAAGATTTATTCAAGATCAAATTGGACAAATGATTCTCAATGAAAAACCTGTTTTGAGTTTTTCATATGAAGACTTAAAATATTATTGGGGTGAACAGGTTTTTAATGAAAACCAATCGGAAAATTTTAAATCACTAACAAAAGAACAACAACAAGAAATTGAAGATTACATCCATAATTTTCGTTTAGCAAACCCTCCAAAATTTCCCGGTGTAGACGTAAATGGTAATTATTTGGGTGTTGTTTATGAACAAGAATGTCATCAATGGGTAGATCAATCGCCGCCAAATCAAGATCCTTATGTGTATGATTTTGATATAAAACAATGGAAGAGAAAATATTTCTATGATAACCAAGGTGGATTATTATCTGGGGAAGATTCAAATGTTTCCGGGTTTACAACGATAGAACCACCTCCTGTATTTTCTCCAATTAGGCCTAAATTTAATACGGCAGATAATCAATGGCATGTAGATGTTCCTAGCGAAGACGTATGGAAAAGCGTAGTAACTAGCTCAGTGATTTTAAAAGTTCTATATTTAAATCTAGGGAATATTATTGAACAATTGAGGCGAAGCGATCCGACCAAATGTATTAGTTTTATAAAAGCAATCGCCGATAATAACACTGCGTTTGCAAAAAATTGGATTGATACTAATATATCTGATAGCGTTTTAGTTAATAAAATTGATACACTAGAACAAAATACAATAAACAGTTTGAATGCAATAAGTCAATCTGATAGTTCGTTTACAGCTATGGCTGAGTTTTATCAGTATAAAACTCAGACAGAAAGTATATTTGTAACTGAATCTAATAAGTTAGAAGAAGCTACAGTAGTTTCATTTATATCGAGTTTGAGTGTATAACAAATTGCTTTTGTATTGGATTTGAAATCATATCAAGCCTTACTATTCGTTTAGGGTTACTTAATATAAACGACATATTATAATTAAGATGTTTATATGTTAGCTCTATCGAAGGCCTTTTAGGCAAATCATATGATGATGCTCTGTTTGGATAATAAGAATAGATATAATCTCTCATAGGCATCTTATAATTTTTCCATTTGAAATCGGGGCATTTAACAGAGTAATCATTGTTTAATGCCCACATTTGGAATTCGTCGGTCATGTAGAAATTAAACAAGTTCTCACATATTTTACCGCACCATAGATGATGTCTATTTTTTACAAATTGCCATTTTAATGCAAATATTGCCCACCATCTTGCATCATAATCAGTTTTAATTGATACTGGACATTTATCTAACACTTCGAAATAATATTTTTTTACATCTTCAGAAATACCGTGGTAGATTTGCGTATTATCTGATATGTCATCTGATTCTTCGAATCGTGTGGTACCCATTATATGAGCACCACATTCACCAGTGACGTAAATGTAATCGTTGGGATGTTGATTTAAAAATAACAAAGGGTTGTCAATATTGAGTGTTACTTGTTTGTTATTAACAAGAACATCGTTATAAAATTTGGGATTTTCTTTTATTGATTCGTTTGATCCCAATACTAATATATCAGCACCTTGTTTCAATAAAGCACATATAACAGCCGTACTATCAAGCCCTCCACTGTATGTAACAGCAATTGGTATACTTTTATTATTTGATTGTGTAACAATATCAAATGCAGTGTTATCACACACGGAAGAGAAGTCACCAACCGAATGCAACTCAGATGGTATCGATTGCTCAATAACAATATTAGTGTATCCACAATCCTTTAATGTATTGGTTCTATCAATCATACAACAGCCTGTATATGCATTTAAATTTCTATATTTTTCATTATAATATTTCCTTGGAGGAACAATGAACGGCAAATTAAATAATTTATGGTTAATATATTCTTCATTATGATATGATGGAACAAAAACCTGTGAATTATTAGACTTGTGGTTAATATATTTTGGCAAATTAAAAGATTTATGGTCGGTCATTAAATGATCTCCTACGAATTCAAAAAATTTAGGTGCGTAATAATTACTATATAAACATCTGTGCCGATGTTTCATACTTTTAGGGCCATATTCTAGTTCAATTGAATTTTCTTTTTGTTTATTATTATAATATACGTCATCTTTGGTAAATTTATAAACATAGTCTTTAAAATATTTTTTGTGGTTTTTTAAATTGTCCCAAGAATGAATTTTGATATTATCGTAGTTATATAAAGCCCAAGATTGAAACATATCATTTCCAAAAAATGGAACATGATTTTTAATGTTAGAAGAATTTTTTAAACACAGACCAATTTTATAAAGATCAGCATGCCAATCAAAAAGAAAATTCAGCCACCAATACATATCATCAACAGTTTTTATCGGGACGGGTGAATTTTTAACATGAGATGTGAGTATGTCAAAAGCAATATTTTTTTCTTGGTGAATCATATCCATTAACTTTCCCCAAGGATAATTTAATGGTAAATTCTTATCTTTAACCAAAGTGTAGTTGCACGTTATAGGATCAGCACCGTATCCAGTTATAACTGTATCAGCAAATATCTCATCGAACAAATCATTTATTTTATCTGTTCGTATTTCATGATTCATTTTGCTAACATATTTGTTATAGAAAAATGGATATTCTTTTATAGAAGATTTTGTACATATTATTTTGTAGTCAAATTCGTTATCATGCATCATAAGTGCTATTAATGCTGCGGTCGAATCTATTCCTCCTGACCACATTATTTGTTTTTTACCTTTGATAGAAGATATTTCTCTGGCTCTTTGATACATACATTCATCCAATGTAATATTTTTTGCTGATGGCAATTCAGCGCGATCAATAAATAAAGGATGTGGATAATAGTTCGCTCTATCTATTCCAAGGGTAGTGCATATAGAATCGATTTCACTGTAGGCTACTAATGTAGCATATCCGGAAAGTTTAAATTCAATTAATTTTTTTATGAAATATACATCATAATATAATAATTTATGTTTCATATTTTTATGTAATTACATTATACAAAATGAACATAACATATTACTGCCCTAATAATTATTCCAAATCAATTGATGTATTATACGATCACTGTCACCTTTCCCATAATGATTTTTTTCAATCAAAATATATAAGACAGTTACAAAATTTAAACGCTAAGACATATGCAATATTTAATCAACTGAGGACGGTGCTACAAACATTAAAGCGTAATAATATACAAATAATATCATCAGAACAACAATCCTCTTTTGATAAATGTATCGTATTACTCAATGATTCTCTTGCAATCAAAGCAGCGAGACAGATACCAAATTTCTACCAATCTCACGTGGTAGAAAATGTTCTTAACAAATCAAAATTATCAGCGTTTTTGAAAGATAATACAAAATTAAAAACTTTGAACACTCATTCAATAACAAATTTATCTGATATTGATATGACCAATTTTATTATTAAACCAGCAGAAGGGTCTGGTGGGATGGATATGGGCAGTGGATTTAATTCTGTTAAAATGGGTAAGTATGGTGTTAATTTCAATCAACGCAATAAAACCATTCCTCTTCCTTTTTTTGCATATGAGAAATTTGCAACAAAAGATCAATTACTTGAAAAATGTTCTCCTTCAGACATTGAACAGTTGTTGACAGATCAATATATAATACAAGAAGCTGTAGTCGGGAATGCTTTTTATATTAGTATAGCAGGAGTGGCAAATGGAAACGGAGATGTTTTATTTGCAAGAGATATGACACGGTTGTGCGAAGAGTGTTATCCCTATAAACCAATAAAATTTGAAACATCTTACAGTAAAGAATATAATATTGAAAAAAATGCTATACGGCAGTTTGTTAAAGACCTTGGTATTAAAAATTGCCATATAGGAATTTCATTTTTAAGTAATAATGGTGTATTGTGTCCAATAGATTGGTGTTTCAGGACCGAACAAATATTTAAATATTATCAACATGCAGTAGGAGAAAAACGATTTGAAAGCCGTATTCAAAATGATAGTGATGCTGATATGCTTATTCGTCACATGTACGATTTGGGCTAATGAAAAACCTATACGATTAATTATTCCAACTGCTCCAGGAGGTAGTTTAGATATTATTGGGCGAAAAATTGCTGCGAGATATTTTAACGAATATGGAAGAAATATTGTAGTAGATAATAGATCTAGTTCCGGAGGTATTGCAGCCGCAATTATTGCTGCAAATGCGATACCAAATGGTCAGACGTTATTTTTTGCTAGTTCGTCAATATCTGGATATAATAATGCTTCAAAAGAACTGAATGTTACAGAAAATTTTGAGCCAATAATCAAAATAGCACATTCACCTATTATTTTAGTTACAAATAAACATAACAACATTGGCACAATTAAAGATCTTATAGAGTATTCAAAAAAAGCCTCTTTGAATTTTGGTACACAAGGTTTTGGGTCGATAACACATGCCATTACGCATCGTTTTAAATCGATGGCCAAAATCGATGCAGAATTGCTTCATTATAAAGGAGGCGCACCTCAATTAATTGATTTGTTGAGTAACCAAACGCAGGCCGCTTTTGGTTCATTAACTCAAAATTATCCTTTAATGATTTCGGGAAAATTGAATGTTATAGGAGTTGGTAGTACAAAGCGAATACCTTTATTATCAGAAACTCCCGCCATAGCGGAAATATTTCCAGGGTTTGAAGCCTCCATATGGTATGGGATTTTTGCTCCTAAAAACACACCCGCTGCTGTGATAAACTTGCACGAACACAGATTACGTAATATTGTGCATTCTCCTGATTTTATTTCAGAAATGTCTCGTGAAAAAGCAGAAGTGTCTAATATTACAAGAAATGAATTTAAGATATCTTTTATAAGGGAAGTACGCGAGTGGCAAATTTTATATCCGGAGTTAAAATAGAATTTATCAACCTAGACAATATCCGATAGTTTAAGTCCGTCAATATTTTTGATTGTGATAGTTTCCGAAATATTATTTCGTTGATTGTACGATGCTGAATTTGCAAATAAAAATTGTCTAATTGAATCATTTTCATACTCTTCATATGATTCTTCAGATGCAAAAATTAATACATTGACACATTTTTTTGATGCGGCCCAGTGTTCATTACTTGAATCACTTTCTTTAGGATTTTCTACAGTAAATTCTATAATTACATTATTATTAGCATCATAAAAAGTTGATGAACCATCGGTTATTTTTCCAGTATCAAAATATTTATTTTTTAGATAAGTTTTCCACTTATCGTTGTATTTTTTATCAACACTGAAATAATTTCCTTCGCCATTTTTTATAGATTCTTTTGTTCTTACGATTGCCATAAAAATCTCCTCAATTATTCCTATTTATAACTCGTTATGAAAAACATCTTTCACAGAAATATAAACCCACCGGTTGAATTTGTTGACGTTGATTACCCTATCACTAATGAAGTAATGGGGTTTAGAAATAATAAAATACCCAGAGATATGGTCAATCCTGAATTTCATAGATGGATTGAGTCTCTAGGACTTTACATCGACGATACGTGGGGAAGATTTTTTCCTAGTACACCCTATCAACAGTACGGTATACATGCTGATTCAAAAATGAGTTTCTTACCCAGAACAAAAATTAATATAATATTTGATAGTTATGGGACAGAAATGATATGGTATCGATATGAACCTAGACCGGGTCATAGAACTATTATACACACAGAATACCAACAGGTGTTTTCTCAATTATTACCATTAAACAAAAACACAATACGAATATATGATCCAGAAGATTGTGTAGAAGTTTTTAGAACAAACACAGATCAACATTGTATATTAGATGCTTCCAAGATACATACACTTATTAACAGTGATAATCGGGGAAAAATGAGAAGAAGTTTTTCTCTGACACTTGCTAGATTGAGTGATAAACAATTAGTCACGTTTGAAGAAACGTTAGAAAGAATGAAGGATTTTATTGTATGAAATATATTTTTATATTATTATTTTGGTGCGGATCATCTCATGCTTTTACAGACAAATCCATCCATGTAATATTTGGGTTTCAAGTAGGAAGCTCCCATCATTTAATATTCAACACTATTACTAATAATATTCCAAATAAAAAATTAAATTTTATTTCTGAATCCAAATTAGGTTTGAGTGGTGCTTTGGCTCATCAGTATGTTGCTCAGAGTAAACCTGACGGACATGTTTTGGGATTTACGGGATCTTCAATTGTTATAAATCCATTTATCAACACAAATATCAAATATGATATATTGCGTGATTTTGACCCGATAGTATACTTAGGCAAACAAGATAATGCGTTAGTGGTAAATTCTGTATTGCCATTTAAAAATGTGAGAGAGTTAATTGATTATTCGAATAAAAAACCAAAATCAATTAGTTACGGGCACAATGGGGAAGGATCGTCTTCTTATATTACAGTTGAAGATTTGTTTAAAAACAAATTGCTGCCAATACCTTACAAAGGGACAAATTTTTTATTAATAGATTTAATGTCCGGACAAATAGATGTTGCCATGCTCAATATTGGCGCTATTTTGCCTCATGTAACAAGTTCGAAGATCAAGGTGATAGCAACAACCGGGACAAATCGTTCTAAAATACTGAACGTGCCTACGATAGAGGAAACAATCAAAGTATCCGAATTTGCTGTTTGGAATCGTCCTATATGGTATGGAATAGTGGCTCCAAAAGGTATAAGTAAAGAAACGGCAAATTATTTGACAAATTACATCCTGTCAGGCATAGATGAAAAAACTATAAATAAATTGGAGCAAAATGGAATTACTGTAGAATTGAAAAATTTTAAAGAAGTCCTTGCGGAAGAACATGTTAGGTGGAGATCTTATTTTAAATAACATGATCTAATAGTTGTATAGTTGGGAATTAACCAAGTGTAAGTTGACTACTACACGATTAAAGACCCCAGAGTTCTAATCTCGAGTAATAAACTATGCAGCCAAATAGACTTTGAATATTTGCCCTGGGAATTCGGTAGATTCATGGTCATTTGCGTCAAATAACTGATATTTTTGTCAAAAAGGTTGACTGTTGGCCTTTTTTTAGCATATATTGCTCGCTTGCTGATAATTATTTTTTTTTACCACTAGAAAAAAGGAGGTCATAACATGACTGATATTACGCCAGATAGGGAACAGATGGCTGATGTTGGAAAGAACAAGATTTCTTCGTTTCTTACCAAATCGATTTTTATGGTCATCGCACTGACATTGTCAGTGGGTCTACTCAAGCGGACCGTAGAAGATAAGCTCGCGAAGTTTGAGCCTGCTGAAAGTTCTCAAATCACTGTTGCTGTACGTGAGCGTCAATTAGGATGCTTGGCGAAGAACATCTATTACGAAGCAGGAAGTGAACCTTTTGAAGGAAAGGTCGCTGTTGCACAGGTTACTCTTAATAGAGTTTCTAGCGGACTGTTTCCGGATGATGTTTGTAGAACCATTTACCAAAAAAATGTTTTCTACGAAAAAGTTATTTGCCAGTTCAGCTGGGCCTGCGATCGGGATACCGGTTCTCGTCCGCCAAATAACGCAAACTATAAAGAAAGCATGGAAGTTGCTAAAAAAGTCCTATTAGAAGAATTTAGACTACCTGCTCTCAAAGAAGCTCTCTACTACCACGCGGATTATATAAATCCAAACTGGGGTAAAAAGCCTATCGCAAAAATTGGTCATCACATTTTTTACAAATAAGGAATAGAAATGAAACTCATCAATGCAATCGTGGGACTTTTTACCAACTCAATTATGTGGGTAGTTAATTTTGCCAAAGCACACCTAGGGCATATTAGTGCTCATACACTAGGATGGATTACTATCATCTTGATGCATTTTGCCAGTATTCCCACACTGGTGGCGGTTCTATTAGCACAGAGTGATAAGCTACCGCCAGTTGACCTAATGGTCTTTGTGTGGGCGGCACTGACAACCATGTTCTTTAAGAGTCTTATTGAAAAGAATTATTTGTATATTGCTACAATTTGTATGGGATTTCTTGCTCAAACCGTTCTAATGGGTTTGATACTATTCAAATAAATAATTGAATGCGTATTACAGACCTATTAGAAAAAAAACTCAAAGCCCCCACTGCTAGCCAATGCTCAGTGGGGCATTCACGCCTTAGCAACGTGCGCTACTCACAATGTGTGAGTCACGGTCTACTTAAACATGACAGTGACCATACTGCGGGCACAGGAACACAGGGAAAAAAGGGGTCTGGAGTAAAACTAAAGGGCAAACGAATGAAGAGTAGTCTGCACGGCGGCCCTGTTAAAGATTACAGTGGAAAATAAAGGATACAAATGTCTATCGAAGAACAAGTAAAGAAAATTATAGCTGAACAATTGGTAATTGAATTAGATCGGGTAGAAGAAAATAGCAGTTTGTCTGAAGATCTTGGCGCAGATTCTTTGGACAACGTCGAATTAATAGTAAAGTTGGAAGAAACTTTGGGAATAGAAATTCCAGATGATGAATCAGAAAAATTAAAAACAGTTAAAGAAATTATCGAATTTGTTAAAAAATTAAAGCAGTAATCTTGTAGCTCATACATATATCATGGCATATTCATATACAAGACCGCTGAGAAAGTTATGATTTCGCTAACTGATTCAGCAGTAGCAAAAATTTCCAAACTGCTAGTAGAAGAAAAAAATCCAAATTTAAAATTTAGAGCATTCATTCAGGGTGGTGGATGCAGTGGGTTTAGTTACGGATTTACCTTTGATGAAGAACAAGCTGAAGATGATGTTGTCATAGATAAACCCGGAATGATACTATTAATTGATTCTATGAGTATGCAGTATTTGCAAGGATCTATTATAGATTACAAAGAAGAACTAATGGGTAGTAGCTTTGTTATCCAAAATCCTAACAGTACAGGAAGTTGCGGTTGCGGTAGCAGTTTTAGCGTATAATTTTGGTAAAACATTCATTGACAGTCCAAACCAGTTGTGTTATACTGTGTGTATGTTCAACACTACTCAATATCTAATATGACTGATCCCTGCGACAGCGTCATTCGCTCTCTCGAAGAACATTCCAGCCGTCTTAACAAAGAGGCTATTTTAGAAGCACAGTTAGACAACACAGAACTTTGGCAAGGCTTTGAACTAGCTCTTAGTCCTTATATTACCTTTGGTGTTAAAAAGGTTCCTTCTCTAAGCGGTGCTGACGGACAAGGTCTGCCCTGGGAAGCATTCAAAGAACTCTGCAAGCTACTGAGCACACGACAACTCACGGGTGATGATGCTCGTAATGCCATTGAACTAGCTCTCAGCGCCAGTACCAAACACCAGTGGAATGATTGGTACCGTCGTATCCTCATTAAAGATCTACGTTGCGGTATAAGTGAAAAGACCGTCAACAAGATCAAGAAAAACGCTGTGCCTGTATTTGAGTGTATGTTAGCACACGATGGCGCTAATCACGAAAAGAAAATTGCGGGCAAGAAGTTGCTCGAACCCAAATTAGATGGCGTTCGTGTGATTACTATTGTCAATTACGAAGCCCGAACAGTTGTTCAGTATAGTCGTAATGGCAAAGTTCTAGAGAACTTTGGGCATATCAGTAATGCTCTGTTAGACAATATTGACGATTTTGGTCGTAGCTATGTACTAGACGGAGAAGTGGTCAGTCGATCGTTCCAAGACCTAATGAAACAGGTACATCGCAAAGACGATGTGCAGGCAGGTGATGCCCG